CCTGGGACGCGCCGGAGGACGGTTTCACGTACTCGTCAGAAAGACGGCCCGGGCGGTTCGTGGGCTTGAACGGCCTGTCCGAGCTTCTGCCGCCTGTCGATTTGACCCCTCCACTACTGGAAGAACCACTTGTGCTCGCGGCGGCTTTCGGCTTGGCCGCGGCAGTCCCGGTCGATTGTGTCCCGGCACTCTTCCGTTTTTTGAAGGTTCGGCCACCGCCATTGGTGTTCCAGCTGACTTGCGAGGCCGATACTCGACCAAGGCCAGCAGTGAGGGCTTCCGCCTTGATATCGCGGACCTTGTTCTTGAACCTCATGGGATCAGACCGGCGGCGTGTAGGTGTACTGAACGCCGCGGAACCAGAACGTGCCGGGGGTTCCTTGCTCGAGGTGCTTCAGAACCTCAAGGATCTCGTGCTCATGCGGGGTGTATTTTGTCTTAGCTGGACCAGCCATGTCGTCCTCCTGTGAAAAGCCCCGACGCTCGAGAAGGGAAGCGCCGGGGCCAGTTTGCAGGCTCATCAGGCAGATGGGCTTCGAGCGCAGGATGGCCCAAACATTGACGAAAGGCAACGAGAAGCGGATATTTGCGGAAACCGAGAGGGTTCAAAATGTGCATTCCCATTGGCCTCGCGATCGCAGGCATCACAGCCGCCACTTCTGTCTACACAGTCAGCCAGCAGCGGAAGGCTCAGAAAGAGGCCAGTCGCCAGCAGAAGAAAATCGCCGATCAGGAGCGTGATCGCGCTCTTGCCGAGGGGGTTCGTGCTGACATAGAGGCAAAGGAACAACGCACGGAAGGCTATGCTGCGCGCCGCAGTCAGAAAGCCGCCGGTCAGGCCCAAATAGCCGGAACCGCGCAATCATTCGGCGCCCGATCCTTCTTCTCCCCAGCGTGAGGCGACCATGTTTGATGTCAGCGAAATCCAGAAACGGTTCCAACGCGCCCAAACAGAGCGCCGGGAAATGGAGGACATTTTCGATGACGCGATGCGCCTCACAATGCCGGCCCGCCCGCGCTTCCATAACAAGACTATGCGCGACACCGCCGACGACATTTTCGATGAGACTGGTGCGAACGCAGTTCAGGAGTTTGTGTCCCGTATGCAAGCTGGGATTACTCCTCCGTTCACCAATTTTGTGCGCCTCGAGGCTTCGAGCCTCGTGGACCCACGGGACCGCAAGGCGATCAATCGCGATCTGGATGACATCTCTGCCTACATGTTCGAGGAAATCTGGTCTTCCAACTTTGCTCAGGAAAGTGCGGAGGCCTATCTCGACCTGGCGCTTTCCACCGGGACACTTCTGGTCGAGGACGGCCCTCAAGGTCTGGTGCATCGCGCCATTCCGCTGACCGACGCCTTCCACGAACGCGGGGCTGGCGATTATCTCACCGGAACCTATCGAAAGGCCAAGGTCCGCGCCGAGCTGGTCCCGGCCCGATACCCGCGCGCCGACTTCTCGAAGGCCCCGGCGCTCTACCGCAAGATCGTGGGCGAGAAAGACTGCGAAGTCGAAATGCTCGAGTACACCCGAAAGATCGAGGGTCGTACCATCGGCGCGGAACACTTCGTCCTTTGCTGCGACACCAAGGAACCGATTGTCTACCGCAAGATGAACGGGAGGGGTGCTTCGCCCTTTATTCCGTTCCGGTGGTCTACGGCCGCTGGCGAGACTTACGGGCGCGGCCCGCTTCTCAATGCGCTCGGCGCGATCCGCACCACGAACCTGATGGTCGAGCTGGTGCTGGAAAACGCATCGATGGCAATCTCGGGGATCTACCAGACCGACAACGAGGCGACGATCAATCAGGAGAATGTATCGCTCCTGCCGGGATCGATCCTGGCGAAGGAGATCGGGACGCGGGGTCTGGAAGTGGTCAACGCCGCGACGGGCAACTTCAACATGCGCGATGTGGTGCTGAACGATCAAAGGCTGAACATCAAGAAAGCCCTTTTCAATGACATGTTGTCCGACCCGAACAAGACACCGGCAACCGCGACTGAAGTGGTGGAGCGGATGGCCGACCTGGCACATCGCACTTCTTCTGGCTTCAGCCGCGTGTTCTACGAGTTCGTCACGCCTTACGTCTGGCGGGTTCTGCGCCTTCTGGAACTGCGCGGCGACATCGAAATGCCGGTCCAGAATGGTCGCGCGGTCCGCTTCCGCGCCACCAGCCCCTTGGCGCAGGCACAGCAGGCGCGCGAGATGCAGTCTCTAGTGCAGGAGTTCCAGATCAAGGCGTCGATTATCGGACCCGACATGGCCACCAAGACCTACAACCTCGAGGAGCTGCTCCCCTTCATTGAAGAGCGGATGGGTCTGAACGACAAGATTTACAAGGATCCCGCCGAGGTTCTGCGCGAGATTGCCGAGGAAGCGAAGGCGATGCAGCAGGCCCAGATGGGCATGGGCGGCCCCAAGCAAGGCGGGGTTGAAGCCCTCCCCGCGCCAATCCAGTAAGGTGATATGAGAAAACCAATCCCCAAGAAGTCGAGCCTCGACGGGATCAACTGGCCGAAAGACCGCGAAGAGCAGATCAACGGTGCTTTCCGGTCGGCTTTAAACTCGCCCGCAGGCGAGCTTGTTGTTGATTATCTCAGGGCAATCACAATCGAAATGGTCCTTGGTCCGGTGGCGACAGACGCCGAGCTGAGGCATAGGGAGGGTATGCGGCAACTCTTCCAGATCATCGAGCAACGCCGCACGAGCAAACCGGAGGAAATGTAATGTCCGAAGCACCCAGCGCAGACAGCGGATCGAAATCGTTCAGCGACATGGAGGGCCAAGGCTCCGCCGATGTTCCCAGCCATGGCGAGCAGATGGATGGCGAGCAGCTGACCGCGAACAATGCCGGCGAAGGGGATCGCCCTGACTGGCTGTTCGACAAGTACAACTCGGTCGAGGATCAGGCGAAAGCCTACAAAGACCTTCATGGTCGCTACACGCAGAAAAACGAGAAGTTCCGCGAGGACGTGAAGTCCGAGTTTGGCGACGAGTTCCTGCAAAACCACTTCAAGGATCTCGGCGTTCCAGATGCTCCGGACGAGTACGCCTACCCGGAAAACTTCGAGGCTCCCGACGAGAATGTCGATCAGGCTCTGCGGGAGTGGGCGAAGGAGAACAACGTTTCCGCGTCGGCTTTCGGCGATCTCATCAACAATGTCTGGGGGCTCACGCAGGCCAAGTTCGAGGACGAGGCTGCAAAGCTGGGCGCCGACATGAACGAGGTTGAGCAGCGGGTCGGCCCGCTCAACCAGTGGATTGCCAACAACTTCGATGAGAGCTTCGCTCCGGTCATCAAGCAAGTGATGATGACAGCCGCCGGGGTGGAGTTCATGGAAGGCATTCACGACGCTTTCACCGAAAGCGGGTTTGCGCCGGAAAGCGGTGACGAGATGACCCGCGCGAAGGTCTGGGACCGCGATGAAATCCGCGCCATGCAGGCCGATGAACGTTACCAGAAGGGCGATCCCGCCTATGTGAAGAAGGTGCAAAGTGCCTGGCAAGAGTTCGCAGAACAGCAAAAAGGCGTTCGCTGATTACTGGACACCGGCAACGCCGACAGACATTCCGCGCCTGATGTTCGCTATGAGGGACAGCGATATTGAAGAGGCGGCGTTTGTCCGGAGCCGGGTTCCAAGCCCGTCCTTGCCATCACAGCTGCTCGATGTGGTCGAAAGGCACAGGGCTTGGGGTCTGTGGGAGGGTGGTCGTCTCGTCGGTCTTGGCGGTTCGATGCCCTTCCCGCAGGCTAAATCAGGATCGATCTGGTTTCTTGGCACTGTGCTTGCCGATGACCGCCCCCTTTTTGTGACGAAAGCCTGCGTGGAGTTAATCAGGTTCCATCATCAGGAGTTTGCCTATCTCGGCAATTGGGTGCCCGCACAGATGACGGGTCGTATCCGCTGGCTGGAAATGCTCGGATTTGACATGGATTGGCAAAGCGAGCATGTTGTGCAGCATGGGATGTTGCCTTTCTGGCGGCACTCCTCACGGCCCGAACACCGGCCCGCGGCCCGCAAGGAACCACCCGCTTTTCGGCTGGTCTAGGAACTACCCGTAGTTTTTGGATCACTTGAAAGGAGGGCCACATGGCTCCGACAATCGATCTAGCCTTTATTGAGGAGTACAACTCGCAGGTTCACCTGCTGTACCGTCAATACGGCTCCCGCCTCCAGAACATGACCCGCGCAGGCACTGTGCAGGGTGAGCATGTTCGCTTCCAGCGTTTCGGTCATCTCTCTGCGTACCAGAAGACCCGCAACGCTATCCACACCTTCCAAGACCCGGAGCACAGCAATGTCCGCGCCACCATGGCGGATTATTATGTGCCGACGCTGATCGACAAGCTCGATCTCCTGAAGCTGAACATTGACGAGCGCAACGCGCACGCCCGTGCTCAGGTTGCGGCTCTTGGTCAGCAGGTGGACGCGATCATCCTCACTGCCATGACGACCGGCATGACCACCATCGAACCCGCCGCTGGCCCGACCGCGCCGGACGAGGTTGGTGATGCGGCTGCGGCGTGGACCTATGACAACTTCATGTCCGTGGTCACGCAGTTCCAGGTTCGGGAAGTCCCCGACGATGGCCGTCGCTTCTGCGCACTTCACCCCTTCGCATGGGCTCAGGCACTTCAGGTTCCCGAGTTTGCCAACGCCGATTATGTCGGACCGGCACAGCTGCCCTTCGCCGGCGGCATGACCGGGAAGTCGTGGATGGGCGTCATGTGGTTCGCGCTGCCGAACATCAGTCACGCGGCTGACGTTGCCAGCAACATCGCATGGCATCAGGACGCGGTTGGTCACGGCGTCAACTCCGACATCGAAACCAATTGGGATTGGGAGAACGACCGTTCTGCTTGGTCCTGCGTTTCCATGATGAGCTGCGGATCCACTGTCATCGACATCGATGGTGTCATGGCCGTGTCCTCGCTCTCGGCATCCCCGTAAGGAGGACGACATGGCTGAAGCCAAGAAACCTGCCAGCAAGCGTTCGATTACGCCGCGTGATCCCCGCATCACCGGCTCGGCGAACCGCCCGCTGGCGAATGAAATGCCGAACCCCGTCACATCCAAGACGCATGACGAGGCGTCGGCTCCGAAGCCTGTTTCCAAAGGGAAGTAGGCACTTTTCCTCCCTGTTGGACTTAGGAGGGGGCGGGGCAACTCGCCCCCTTTTGTTAATCACAGAGGCCGAAAAATGAGCACCAACCCTCTTAGTAAATCAGATACGAAGATCAAGGTCGCCAACTCGGCACTTCAGGAGATTGGCGTTGGAACGATCGCCTCCTTCGTGGACAACACTCACAAGGCCCGCGTGATGAACGATCGGTTCGAGGACATTCTCGACGAGGCTCTTGGCACCTATCCGTGGCGATGGTGCAGGCGCCAGGTCGAGGGCCAGAAGCTCGCGGATACGCCGCCGGCGGGATATGTCGCGGTCTACGGCATTCCACCCGAGGTCATCGATGTGCGCTCCGTGAAGGCTGACGCCACGCGGAAGGACACCATGCTATGGGCCCGGTTCGAGAACAAGGTGGCAATCGAAAGCCACTACACGAGCGAGGCCCCCAACTCCGTCATCATCGAAGGCACCGTGTCTATCGGACCTGCCAACTGGCCGGGATATTTCCGGACGGCTTTCATCACGTATCTGGCAGGCCGTGTCTGCAAGGCCATCACGCAGGACGAGGGTCTGGCAAACAGCCTGCTTCAAGAGGGCATTTCCAAGCTCAAGCTCGGCCAGTCGCGGGACGCGCAGAACCGCTCGACGCCGCGCATTGATACCGGCCTGTTTGTCCGACAGCGCCGCTCCGGAGGGAGGAAATACTGATGGCCGGTCAAATGCGGGATGGGCGGTTTGATTTCCGTATGGGAACCATCGGGCAAGGCTTGCGGGTCCGGCCTGACACCAAGGCTTTCACCAGCGGCTTTCGCGACAGCCAGAACATGCACGTCCGCTCGAATGGCGAGGCTGTGCGGCGCTGGGGAACATGGGAGCGTGAGATCCTGATCGGGGAAACCCGGCTGGAAACATGGGACTTTGCCGAGGGCGATGCCACGCAGTTCCTGCTGATGTTTTCTCCCGGCGCGCTCGAGATCAAGAACGCCGCGCTGACGGATGTGAAGTCGTTTGTCGGAATGCCGTGGACGGCTGACAGCCTGTGGTTCCTGACGGTGACATGGGAGCGGGAAAAGCTGGTCATCACCGATGAGAGCTTCCAGCCCAAGGTCATCACGTACCACTCCGAGAACGGTGATTTCACCGCGGAAGATTTCACGTTCGATACGATAGACGGCGAGGCGGGTAGTCCTCTCGCAGCCCCCTTCCACGAATACGTCAAGGATGTGGAGTACACGCTGACCAACTTCGTGACCAAGGAGAACATCGGATACGGACCTTGGATCGCGCAGGCTTTGGGCATCAACCAGGGAGATTTTGACCTCGATAATGGGATCGGGATCATCAGGATCACCAGTGCGAACTATGACCTGACCGGGCGCGAGGGCCAGCATCTGCGCGTCGGCGCCGGCGAAATCCGGATCGACGGCGTCCTGAGCGGCACGGAAGCCTATTACACCGTGGTCAAGGACGTGGCGATCAAGCTGGACACGGATCCGATGTGGACCCGGCACAACAGCCGGATGGTCGAGGTTGCGCATTTCGATCACGGGCTGAAGCCGGGAGATATCTGCTTTTTCTACGGCATTCCCGACGATGTGAACGACGATGGCGAGGCGACCGAGTATTACCTGACCAATGCCCCGCGCACGGCGAAGACCTATACGACCGTGACCGCGCCACGCTCCGGTTTCGCTGGCGTCTACCCTGTCCGCAAGGTGAACGACAAAAACCATTACGAGGTCGAGGGCGAGGGCTTTTCCGACAAGGAGAATGGCCTGATGGGTCACTCGGATTGCCGGGTTATCGCACTGAATGGTGCTCTTCGCATGAAGGGCATCAAGGAGCCGGTCTTCTCTGCCCATCGTGGCTGGCCGACAGCCTGTGCGCTGCATGAAAGCCGCCTCTGGATTGGTGGCTCCGCGCAGCTTCCGGACGCCGCCTTTGGCTCCAAGTTCGGTCTCTATCGCAACTTCGACATGGGCGAGGGCAACCCGACCGACGCCGTGCAGGTTCTCAGCATCGGCCAGCAGGCGCGGGTTCGCCATCTCATGTCCGAGTTCGACCTGATCGTGATGTGCGACAAGGGCGAGTTCTACATCCCTGGCTCGGTTGATCGCGCCATCACGCAGGAGACTGTGCGGGTGGTTTCTGCCACGGAGCATGGCGCGTCCTACACAACGCCCGTTCTCATGGATGGTGGCGTGTTCTTTGTTGACCGCGTGGGCCGCAACATCCGCGAGATGAAGATTGATAACCGCGAGGAAGCCTACTCCGCACCGCCCGTTTCTCTGGTGGTGCCAAACTGGATCGATCAGCCCAAGCACTCGACCTTCTTCCGGGGCTCGGTTCACCACAACACGCCGCTGACGGTCTGGTCGAACCTGCCGGATGGGGCGGCGATCACTATGCACGCCAATCGCAACGAGGACTTCTTTGGCTTCATGCGCTGGACGATGGATGACGCCGATTTTGTCTGCTTTGCCTCGCTTTCCTCTCGGCTGTTCTGTGTCGCCAAGCGGCGCACGACCGGCAATTACTTCCTGCTCGAGTTCGACACGCTGAACCGGGATTACGTCACGACCGACTTCTCGCATCTGGATACTCTCTCGCCGCCGCAACGGATTGTGAACGTGCCGGAGATTGCCGGCCGTCAGAAGATCCAGATCGAGGCCATTCCCGAGGGTGCCTCGACTTGGCAGGTCTACTCGACCAGTTCCGTCTATGACGATGTGAGCGGGACGCTGACCTTCCCCGAGAATGTTCAATACACGAGGGTTGGCGACAGCATGACCACGCGGGCGAGGTTCGGGCCTCCCAACATCGCCACGCGAGGCGGCAGTGAGATGGGCGCCATTGCCTGCATTGTCATGGCCGAAATCCACTGGATTGAAACGCAGACCGGCTACGTGCATGGCGAGGACATTATCACTCCGCAGGAGGCGGTCCTGTTTGGCCCACGCGGCAAGGTGGACGTGTTCAAGCAATACTGGCCGTCGATCTGGGACCGCGAGCCTGTCCTTGAAACCTTCGCGTTGGAGCCCGGTCACTTCGGGCTTCGGATGCTCAACATGCAGGTGAAGTTCTGATGTGTGACGCCAACTCCTTCATCACAGCCGGGACGCAGATGATGCAGTCCAACATCCAGGCCAAGATGCGCCGGGACCAAGGCGACTTTGAGGCCAAGCAGTTTCAGAACCTTGGCATTCTGGCCGGGGCCAAGGGCAAGATCGAAATGGCGAACAATGAGCGCCAGTTCACCGAACACCTTCAGACCAACATGGCCGCGGCTGCGGTTTCCGGCGCTGGCATCGCCTCCTTCGAGAGTGTCTTCCGGGGCAACATGGAGGAGAAGGAAGAGAAGGCCGGCCAGATCAAGCGCAACGCAGACAGCGAGCGCGCGGCCTTTAACACGAGTGCATCCATCGCGCGTGTCTCTGCTGACCTCGAGGCCAAGGCATTGCAGCTGGCAGGCATTGTCGGTGCCGCTGGCACGATGAACAAGATGCTGATGGACTTCAAGGAAACCGCCGCTCCCGACAAGAACGTTGCGACGGCTGGCTTCAACCACTTCAAGAAGTCGCTCGGGTTCGGAGGGTAAACAATGCCGGTCAAAAGAAAACGCGAGACGATTGCGCCGAAGTACCAGACTTCTCCCGTCACAAACTGGAACCCCGGGCGCTCCTTCATGGAGGCTGGCAACGCCGCGATCCGCATGTCGGCGGAAGTCTCCGCGAACTTCGCCCGCGCGATGGCAATCGAAAGCGAGGACGAGGCCGTGCGCCTTGCCAAGCTGGCGACCTTCTCGATGGACGAGAACGGCGTTCCGCAGATGCCGGAAGAGACATGGGGCTACATGGGTGACATCGCCCGTCGCACCTATGACAAGCACATGGAAGACAAGATGCTTCGCCATGTGCAGACCGCGTGGCAGTCGCAGGTTGCGGAAGCCTATAACGACCCCGTGAACATGATTAACCGGGACGCTTTCAATGCAGAGTTGCAGAAGCGAGCCGACACCTTCCGAAGCACTCTCCCAGAGGCTTTTCACGGCGCCTTTCAGCATCTCTACAACTCGGCCTCCGTCGAGTACAACGCGCGGATCGGCCATGCTGATGCCGTGCAGCAGCGGCAGGATGAGCGGGATCAGATGATAGCCGCCGGGCCAAGGATGGTTCAGACCGCGATCGATATGTCCCGCGGCGGCGACATGGCGGCGGGAGACGCGTCCCTCGCCAACTACATCAACGAGATACGCTCGACCGACACGCAAAACATGTCGATTGAGCAGCAAAACCGGCTGATCGATCAGGTCACGACAGGATGGTCCAAGCACAAGCTCTACACCCATCTTGGCTGGGGCGAGGACGTGTCCTCCGGGGAGCTTCGCGCAGTGGCGGCTGAACTCTCCAAGGGCGAGAACATGGACCCGGCCCTGCGCACTGCTTTTCAGGTGCCAGGCACGGACGAATATCGCGGTGAGTTGGGACCAAAGGCGCAGCAGCTCGCCAACATGCTCATCGCAGAAGCGACTGCCCGGGAAAAAGGCATCGCGAACGGTGTGAAGACAGCGCACAGCATGGGCGACATGGCCGCTGGCGTGAAAGGTCACTCGTGGACACAGGATGACAAGGCTGCGGTTGATGCTGACATCGGCATGATCTTTGGCAAGACCGATGGGTCTGGCATGTCCCAGCAGGACTGGTTTGCTCTCTCTGCTCAGATCGATGAGAACGGCAATCTTTCCCCCGCTGCCGAGCGGACCCTGCGCCGCGCAAAGCAGCTTTCGAATGGCGGCAAGATGGCCCCTTCTGTCGTGCGGGCATTGAGCGCCGCATGGTCTGCCCGCGATCAGGCAAACGGGACCGAGTACATCAAGGCGATGATCCCGATCTACGAGTATTTCGTGCGCGGGAGCGATGAGCGGCAGGCGGTCAACAACACGATCCTCGACAACCTCCGTCCGGAGCAGATCGAGTATTACGACATGTTGATGGTTCTCGTGGATGGCGGCGACAACATCAACAACGCCGTCGTGAAGGTGAACAAGCTGGTCGATCCGGAAAGTGGCATGGCGACAACCCAGCGCCACGCCAAGCTGGCCGAGGCTATCGATAACGAAAGCATGTTCAAGGGTGCCCCGGCGATCGACGAGACGAACTACAAGGCTGAAATGGAAGCCTACGTCCGCCGGACCTACGAAACCAATGATGACCGGCCGCTTTACGATGGTGAGATGAAGCGGGCTCAACAGCTCTTTTCCTCCGTCCTTCTGGAAACCAACGATGCCGAGCAGGCCATGTCGATCGTTCAGGAGCAAATTGGCCGGGAGTATGTGCCCGGTACAGTGGAAACCCAGTCATCCGATCCCGGCTGGTTCTGGTCTGCGGACGGCCAGCCCATCCCGATGCGGCGCGAACATGCGGTGAACGTTCAGTATCCGCAGCCTCGCGCGCACACGATCTGGCAGATGGTTTCCGGCCGTCCTGCCGCGGGCGGGTTCGAGGATGAACGCGGCAAGGTTCCCCGCAAGGACATCACGAACCTTGGCGGTCTGGTCTTTGAAAGCGTGGTCGATATTGCGCAGATCCCCATCGAGATTTTCACTGGCGACATCATGGAGTTTCAGTCGGCCATCGACGGTGTTGATTATGGCCGGCAGGACATGATGACGGCCTATTTCGATCAGGAGATCCGCAAGCTGGTTCGGGAAAGCCCGCAGGACTTTGTTGTTGATCCTGTCGTGAACCGCCTGATGAAGCATGAGACGGTGCTGACCCCCGGTGAGGATTTCCGCGCGATCTATGATCGTCCGGAAAGTGAGCGCCGCGGTCACGCTGTTTACATGGCGCAGGTCAAAACGCCCGATGGTCAGTGGCAGTTTTTGCGTCAGGGGGACGGGCGGACTGCCTATATCGACCCCTCGAAAGTTCACAAGGCAGAGAAGAAAGCCGACGAGATTTATTCCGTTGAGCGGGCGCTGAGAAAAGAGCAAGGGCTTCCCGAGTGGACATCCGCCGAGATTGCTGCCCGTCCTGCCGAGTATCTTCTGAGCCACGCCATCGCCGCAGAAAGGGCCGGATACCCCGAAGCGGCGCGGCAACTTCGCCAGCTCGCGGGGAACCCTAAATGAGCAATGTCGCCTATGTCGCCACGAGGCTTCAGCAGGTCCACGGCTGGGATCGTGAAACCTCCGTGGCCTATGCCGCGAATATCCAACAGGAAAGCGCGGGCAATCCGAATGCCTACAACGCGCAGGAAGATGCCTATGGCATTGCGCAGTGGCGGTTTGACCGGCTGGCAAAGCTGCGTGGCATGTACGGGCGGCGTCCGAACCTCGATCAGCAGATCGACTTCATAGCCTGGGAGGCGAACAACACCGAGCGCGGTGCACATGGCAAGGTTCTTGCCGCTCAGGGCGTGGATGCCAAGACCGCCGCAGTAGACCGGCACTATGAGCGGTCTGCCGGCCTGCACACCGGCCAGAGGATTGCCAATGCCCGCAAGCTGATGGGGATGCCGGAAAGCCCCTATGTCGAGATGACGCCACCCTCTGAGCAGTGGACGGCCACGGATTACGCAGGCTCGCGCATGGCCTACGACAATCCCAACCCATTCACTCCCGGCGAGTACGAGCCGATGGCGCCGATCACCTACGATCCGATGGGCGCTGACGGATCTGTCGGGGAGTACATCTCCCCTCTTGGCGAGGGTGTGAACTACGGCGCGCAGGTTTCTCCGCTCAACTCTCGCGGGATGCGCCCGCAGATGACGCACGGCCAAGCCTTCTGGATGGAGTTCACCAACTCCGGCATCTGGAAGCTGGCGAACAACTACCTTTATTCCCCGGTGGTCGATGGGAATGCGGCGTGGGCGGAAAGCCAGCCCAACGGCAACTATGTCTACCGCGCTCTCGAAGACGGGTTTACCGGTGACGAAATCCTCTACATGGGCCGGTCGAGCAACGACCGAAACTATGAATGGCGCAAGGGCCAGACCGAGCTTCTGCGCCGCCGGCGCGATCACTTCGCGGGATACGATGGCTATGCCGATCTGGCCGGTGCGTTGGTCAGCCCCGACAGTATCGCCACCATGTTCATCCCGATGGGCATCGCGTGGCGATCCGCCCGCATTCTGGAAGGTTCTCTCAAGACGGGTGCCCGTGCGGCGATGTACTCCATTCCCGCCGAGACGGCCCTCGAGGTTGTCCGCTCCCGCTACGATCCCATCGAGAACAATCCGGCCAACCAGTTTGCCCGCGTTGGCTTTGCCGTGGCTGGTGCGGCTGGGCTTGCCATGCCGGTCGGTGCCTATGCTGCTGCCAGAAACCTGCGTCAGCTTCGTGGCGCGCTGGGCGAGCAATACATGCGCGCGGCCGGGGAGAACCTTCGTCCGGAGGTGAAGATCAACGGCGCTGTGATGCCGATCAAGATGACGCATCGCAGGGGCGAGCTGGGCGGTCAGCTTTCGCTCAACCGCCGTCCGGATGTGGAAATCAAGGACGGCCAGGTTCAGGTCACGCGCGAGTTTGCCATGCAGTCCCGCGTGAACTTCGAGCACAACCGCGCTCCCGGCGTGGAGACGATGGCCGAGCAGCTTGCCTACGACATTGCCAGCCACCTCAAGAAAAGCGAGTTGTCGAAGGGCGGCGCGAAACCCTCCCTTGCCGAGCGGATTGGCGGCGCAGCTGGCCGGGCTGCGAAAGGCGGCGGCATCGAGCGCGGCATCGACGCATCCGTGACGCACGAGGCTGGCATCGAGGCCGTCGAGAGTGTTCGGGAAAGCATGAACCGGCTGCACAAGAACGCATGGGTCGAGCATATCAGCCGTATTCAGGACAGTGCCTATAAGCGGGTTCACCGCAACTCCCTCACGGGCGGTCTGCGCGACTTCATGGAAGTCCTTGTCGGGGATGGCGGCTTTGCCAAGGCATCGCACGCGCTGGGGCACACACCCGGCCCCTCCATCGCCAGCCGGGTCGCGACCTATGACGGCATCACCGCCAAGATGACCGACATGGAAAAGGATCTTTTCTCGCGGTATTTGGGCATACCGGATAACAGGACTTTCGCCGGCATCGGGCGCTCCGACTTCGCGCGTGATGGCAACGCGATCAGTCAGGACGACTTCCGCCGCCGTGTTTCCCGCTCTCTGGTCAGTGGCGTCGAGGACGAAATCCCCGAGGTGAACCAGCTCGTCACCGCGCTCAATGCCGAATATGCCAAGATCAAGGATCTCGGGGATCGGTTCGGTGTCTTCGACAGCAAGCGTTTGGGCGAAACCCGCCGCCAGCACATCCAGAACAACATGGACGCGGTCCAGGACCGGATCATGCGCGAGGGCGATGATCTCACCGACGAGGAGCTTGGCGAGCTGACCGCGCAACTCGACGAGTTGAACACCGACATGAAGATGGCCCGGGAAGAGCCTTCCGAGGACTACTTCACCCGGATCATCAATCAGGCCGCGATCCGCGAGAACCGGGATGCCTTCACTGCGATCGTCGCAAAGTGGATGAAGCGCCAGCCCTACATTCAGGAGTGGAAGCCTTCCAAGGCTGATTGGCGAGATTATCTTCAGGAGCATCGGGAGGGCATGACCCCCGATCAGGTCCGTGACATCGAGGCCAAGATTGAAAGCGCCGACACGCGCGGCAAGTGGATCTGGGTCAAGACCTCCACCGAGGATGCAGCCATTCAAGAGCGCGCCGAGCGGGCTGTGCAGAAAATGCTGGATGAAGGCGAGGACGACGCGATCAACCTGATCCGCGAGCCGCACCGGCCCGTCTTTGGCCGACAGCGCGCTCTCGACATTCCCAACAGCCACCTTCTCAAAGACGGCCCCAACGGCAATGGCGTGTCCGACTTCATCGAAACCAATTACGCCATGGTTTTGCAGACTTATCTCGAGCGCATGGCCCCGGCGATTGAACTGAGCCGCACGTTTGCCCGTCCGGCAGATGGCGTGGACTGGCAGACCGGCCTCAAGCAAGCGATGGAACGGGCCCGCTTCGAGGAAGGCGAGAAGTGGCTCGCCATGAAGCGCATGGATGTGGACGCAGTGGTGGAAAACCTTACCTCCACGCAAGGCGGCATATCCCCACGCAAGGCGTTCAAGCCCACTCCCGAGCAGATGGCCCAGGCGCGGCAAGCTCTCGATGAAATGGGGCTGCACGATGTTCGCCTTGAGCCGTTCGACCCAAACCATCCGGACGTGAACCCTCGCTGGACCGGCGCCTATGTGAAGGCAGCTGCCGACGACCCCGGCACGATCTTTGTCCGCGGCGATATTCTCGACTTCATGGGCACGGTTCGGCACGAGACGATCCACGCCCTGCGCAAGTCCGGCGCGTTCACCGAAGACGAGTGGTCCACGCTTGTCGAGGAAGGCATGAAGTACCGCGAGCTGTTCAAACTGGATAGCCGTTGGGGCCAGCTTTCTCCCGAGGAGATGGGCGAGGAAGCGGTGGCTGAGATGTTCCGCTACTGGACCAAGATGCAGGGGCATCCGGACGCTCTCTCTGCACTCCGACGCGCCGCAGGGCTGGAACCCTTCCCGCCAAAAGCCTCCTTTATTCGCCGGCTTTTCGACAAGATGGTGAAAATCTTCAGCGCAACGGCCAAGGCGACTGGCGGCGATGTGACCGAAGTCGACAAGATTTTCGGCGGCATCTACGGCAGGGATGTCATTGGGACGCGCACGACCGATGTCTTTGACGACCACTGGCTTCCCATCGAGCGCGACATGAACGAAATGATCCGGCGCGTCTCCAACCGGGTCTACAAGAACCCGGATCGATGGGACAACCGCACGGCCTCCGCTCTCAAGTCGTGGGGCGCGCTGACCTACATGGGCATGTCCGCCTTCCCGGCCTTGCAGGAGATGGGCATGATTGCTGCCCGTCACGGCTTTGGCCGGATGCTTGGTTCTGCCTTCTTTGATGCCGACGAGGGCATCGCCTCCGTTGTGTCGAAAGCCGGCCGGGATGAAATCATCCTCGCTGGGGCATCTCTCGACATTCAGAAGGGAGCGTCCCTTTCGACCTTCGCCGAAACCGGCATTGATCCCGCGCACATCACCCGGTCCGAGCGCATCCTTCGCGCTGCCGGATCCAAGTACCAGCTGTTCAACCTGCTCGCTCCCGTGACCCGCAGGCTCAAGGAGATGGATGGCGCGCTGCGCGTGACCGACACTCTGGCCCGGATCGACCGGGTTGCCCGTGGGGCGGAAACTGGCGACGACATCGAGTTCCTGGCTCGCTACGGCATTTCGCCCAAGGCCGCGAAGATGATGGCCCAGCAGCCTATCTCCAAGACGGAGCATGGCTGGATTGCCAACACCGAGGCGTGGACCAACGAGGATCTGGTTGTCCGGTTCCGCTCGGCCATTCGGCAGGGCAATGAAAACACGATCCTCATGGCAACCCATGCCGACCGTCCGACCATTGTTGATGGGGTTCTGCATTTCAGGAAATCCGTTGTGTCTGACAAGTTTGCCAAGAAGCTCGGCATGGAAGATGCCGGGGGGTACTGGCGGATGCAGTCGGGGATGCTTTCGCTTCCCTTCATGTTCTGGAACTACGGGCTGGCGGCGACGAACAAGATTGTCATCAGCGGCATCGATGAACCATCCATGCGCCTCATGTCCGGCTTGTCTGCGATGGTAGGCCTGACGTGGTTCGTCGAGGCTGTTCGCAGCAATGGCTGGCCGCACATGAACGCCGAGGAGAAAATGGCGCATGTGATCGAGAAGTCTGGCATCGTGGGCATCGCTCCGGAGTACATGAAGACGGTGAGCGACAGCCTCCTGCTTTCAACCGGCCGGACACCATTCAACGAGTTTGACCGGCATCGTGTTCAGGGTCTTCTTGGGCTGGCGGGTGCTGGTCCGACCGCAGCAGCAAATCTTATCGGCGGCACGGCATCGATGGACCCGGACATGTTCCGGTATGGGCTTGCCGGGCAGAACCATTTCTTGCTCCGTGACGTTCTTGACGCCACGGTCGAGGGCATCGAAAGGAACGGTGGATAGCATGGCGATCAACGACGAAATCTATGAACGCTTCAAGCATTACAAGGTCGGCGGCACGCCCAGTGATGGTCCCTTCGCAATCACCTTTCCCTACTATGACGAAGATACCGTCGAGGTAGCTATTGATAACGAGACGCTGCAAGGCGGCTACGATGTGCAGACCTTCGCCTTCGGGCAGGCCGAGAACAACTACGTGGTCCTGCACGCGCCGGTCAGCAATGTCACGGTCACGGTCTACTCCGACACCAATCCCATCCGCACGCTCGACAACCGGTTCGTCGCCTCCGAGTTGAGCATCGAGATTGATCGGATCTTCGGCCTGTTCCAGGAACATGCCCAGCTTCTCACCGGCCTGAACGAGAATGTCAGCGTCATCATCGGGGATCCAAACAACCCCAACTATGCCGAGATCATAGAGCGGCTGAACGACGCCGAGCGTATTCTCGATGAAATCGATGCGCTTCTCATCGCCCTGACAGATCGGGTGACAAAGAACGAGCAGGACATCTCGACGCTCGAGCAGACCATCGATGCCAAGGCCAAGGAAGCTCTCGACCGCGCCAACGACGCCTACGACAAGGCCGAGGATGCCGAGCAGGAGGTGGTAAAGGCCACCGACCAGTTCGAGACGGACATGACCAAGCTCGAGCAGGAGGTCGAGGCAGACCGGCGGGAGATGACCAGCGAACTCGATAACCTCCGCTGGCAGATCGATAACTACTACAACCTGATCGTCGGCTTTGCGCTCATCACCGACAAAAAGGAAGACGGTCAGGCCGGCGCGTCTGTTACGGTTGTCACCGGCCCCGCCGATCTCGGCCAGGCGGGAACGGTTCAGATCACCGAGCCGCTTTCGACCCGCGACTTCACTGGGCGCACCTCCGGCTTCTCCGTGGAAATCCCGGCCGCGGCGTCCTCGCAGCTCGCGGCGCAAGCCATGCGGGTCGCTGTGCTGGCCCGACAACCGCAGGATGGACCTACCCCCTCGGCGGCTTTCGGCTTCACCTACAGCAAGCCCAATGACACGCCCGCGTATAACTCCGGCTACGTGTCCTTCGCTACCTCGAACACGCTGGATGCCAACTGGCAGTGGTTCACCGGCACCTTCATGGCACCGCCCGTGGATAGCGGCGGGCCCGACTACATCGCCATATGGGGCGACGAGGCGCAGGCCGGCGGGACCGTCGAGATTGCGCAGATCCTTGTCGAGCCGACCAACTCGGCGCAGGAGCTGCAAGAGATTGCCGCCATTTGGGCCTACATCAACAACGATATGTATACGCAGATCCAGACGGACAGCGCGATCGCCGCTGCCGACACGGCTCTGAAGACCGCCATCGAGGACGAGAATGGAACCTCTGTCGGGGCTGACCTGCACAACAATTACCTGACGGCCTCCGACACCAACACGGCCATTGCCAATGCGGACCTTGCCCTGAAGTCGGCCATCGAAGACCCGGACGGGTCGTCTCTCGGTGCCACTATCAGTCAGGACTATTACACGATCGTTCAGAACGCGGACAGTCAGAACGCCAACTCCGCTGCCGCGATGGATACGGTTCTCGAGGCGCGCATGTCCTCGCCTTACGATCCTGACGTGGATGGCTCGCTGGGCGCGATCTTCGATGAGTACATCAAGACCAGCACCGACACGGACGGCGCCCTTACCGCGATGGTCCGCTCGCTCCGCGCAGAGATCAGCAAAGGCGAAATCACCTACAATCACAACATCGCCTCCGACCGGGCCTTCACGCTGAACCCCAACGAAGATCCGTCTTCGATGAACATCATCAATCCGAACGGTGACTGGATCCTGTCGCAGACCGACAACTATCTGGACACGACCAAGGTGCCAGGGTTGGGCCAGCGGGGAACGGCGATCTATTCCCGCGCAGTCGTGCCCTGCGAGGCTGGTGATGCCTTCCGCTTCGTGGTGGAGGCCACCCAGCGCGATCACGCTCAGAACGTCGCCAAAGGCGTGCGTATCTCCTGCCTCTGGCTGGACAGCGCCTTCAGAACCGTCAGCTCGACGGCTATCGACTTCAACCTCGCTGCCGGTAGAGTTGTGGAACGGTTCGAGGAGATCGCGGACACCGACCCTCCCCTTCTCGTCGCACCGGCCGGCGCGCTGTATTGCAGACTTGCCATTCAGCTCGTCGGGGATGCCGGGGGCTGGGTTGACCCCAAGCCTAATGCCCTCGGTTTCCGACACTTCACCCTCACCAACGTCGCCCGCAATTGGGTGATGGAGAGCCAGTACCAAACCTTCATCGTTGCGCAGGCTGCGTGGAACGAGCAAACCACCTCTCGTATCGACACGCTCAACATCGAGATGTCCGGCACGGATGACGGCCTCGGCAATGCCGGGGTGAAGGGCGAGATCGTTGACATCAAGGGTCTGACCGGAACGATTGAGGGAACAGCTCTCGGCACCTTCGCCACGCAGATGCAGATCGACGCAGGCGGCAACTCGGCATGGGTGGATAGCGTCAACACGGCAATCTCCGATGTGGAGGGTGTGACCGCCGGGATCGTGTTCCGCGCGCAGGCCAATCAGGAGGTCAGCCTGCTCGATCTCTTTGCCGTCGATCCGGCAGACGGCGCCAGCTACTCCGTCGCCTTGATGAAAGCCGACGACATACTTCTGGATGGTACGGTGACAACGAAGTCCCTGACCGTCACGGAGGGATGGGGCAACCTCATCGATAACGGAAAGTTCATCTACGGCGACTTCCGTGGCTTCGCTGGTTTCAGCGCACAGACCCCGACCATCCATCCGTGGTACAGCAACTGGCGTGTCGTGCCGGGATGGCCCAACTCGTTATCTTCGTACTTTTTCCAGATCCTGCCGCACACCGGCTGGCAAGCGGACTGGATCACCGGCGTTCAGCCCTGCAAGGCGGGCGAGAAGTTCACCTTCACACATGCCCGGTTCGCGGACGGCGACTGGAACCTCGGGGCCTATGTCGCGTGGCTCGACAAGGACGAGAATGTCGTCGGCTACTCGTGGAACGGCGGGCCCGTCAGCGGGCTTGTGGACTGGAGCTGGACAACCGTGGAGATGGAGGCCCCGACCGGCGCAACCAGCTTCCGGGTTGCTGTCTACTCGGATGGGAATAGCTCTC